TTGGTGTTAGCTGGAGCTGCTTTCTTGCTCGGCATAATCCAATGCTGCGGTAATCATTGCGGCTTCGTTATATCCCCCAGCGGACTGAGCTTGGTTGAAGCGAGCAGGTAAACCCCCTTCCTCCCAAGCTGCGTGCAACTCATCGCGTAACTGGTACTCATCCTCGCGGATGATTTCTTCCAGCTCGGGCATGCCTCGGTCATCAGCGGCATATAAGCGGTTTAGTGAGGTAGCTATTCGAAGCCATTGTGGTTGGTTCATGTCATATCTCCTGTGTGATGACACGATCGAAACCCCTCTAGCCAGAGCCAGAGGGGTTATAGGGGTTAGTAGCCAAGCCCTTCGTCGTAGTCGTCTTCGTCGTCTTCGTAATCATCTACGAAGTTCTCGAAGGCACCAGTACCTAGGAACTCTTTACGGTCGCGATCAGCAATAATCGCATTCATTTCAGCACGTACTTCTTCCACGTACTCTCTACGCCCCGCCATACGTCCTAGTACCCAGATTAAGGTAACGCCCGCAGATAGTAGGGTTATATCGATTAAATCAAGCATTCGGTCTCTCCTTTAGTTAAAGACACGAACGAAACCCCTCTAGCCAGAGCCAGAGGGGTTATAGGTGTTATTCTTCTGAGCCAGTGATGTACTCACCGCCTTGATAGACCTCGAAGAAGACGAATCCTAGATCCTGAACGGCATCCCTAACGGCGTCGTTGAATCCCCATGCGGCTGAGGTCTGAGGCACTTCAACCTCGAAGCGCTGTGTATGCTTCGTGTCGTTGTCTAGGTCGTGGATGGTGGCTGTTAGTGTGATAGTGATGATTGAGATGGTCATGTCGGTATGCTCCTTTGTTTAAGTTGCTTCCGTAAACCCTCTTCACACGTACCTATGTCCTGTTGCCTAGTGACTTGGAAAACTTTCGGGGGGCCCCTGAGCTTTTTTCCGTTTTCGGTGAGGTACGAAACGGAATCGGGGGAAGGCCCATGGAACCAGAACCTCATGTGACCCCTCCGGACAGGCTCAGGCGCCAAATATATTTTTTTCATATTTTTTATTTTTATTTTTTGCGGCAACCCGCGACCTAGCTTCGCATACCTAGGGCCCTTGCTGATAAAATGGGATATTAGCGATACTAATATTTTATTTTATGAGGAAAGACAATGACCGAAGCTACGATAGAACTAGAAATACAAGGGAAAGGTTTAACCGCCCCCCGACTAACTCCGGAGCTCATTGACGCTAAGATTAAAAGTACTGATTACCACGTATTTCCAGACACATGCTTAACCGTTTGCTGCTTAACGCTGGTCAATGGATTCACTGTCACTGGGGAGAGCGCGTGCGCAAGCCCAGAGAACTTTGACAAAGAGATAGGGCAATCCATAGCATTTGGAAATGCGCGGGATAAGATTTGGGCCCTTGAGGGGTATCTACTGAAAGAAAGATTACACCAGAGCCTAGGACCCAGAGCCTAGGACCCAGAGCCTAGAGCCTAGATTCTGGAGGCTTAGTTAAGGGGGCTTTCCCCCACTCCCCCCCAAAGTGGGATACAGATCATGGGAACTAGGACGAGGGAAACGGCTGTGCACAGCAGTAACAGGGTTTGCCGGCGTAGGATTTTATCCAAGCTTTTTTATCAGGCTCGTAAGCGGGCAGGTGGGAGAGGTGTCCTGTTTGAGTTAGAGAAAGAGGATGTATTGGCGCTATGGGAAGAGCAGGAAGGTATTTGTTTATTGTCGGGTGTGCCGTTTATTTTGGAATTGCCTCATTCGACGCCGCGGGAGAATCCGTGGAGGCCCAGTATCGACCGGATCGATCCTGTGAAAGGGTATGTGATTGGGAATGTAAGGTTGGTGTGCAAAATTGGGAATTATGCGAAGAATGGTTTTACGGATAAGGACTTGCTGTATTTTTGTGAAAACTTAGTGGCGAATTTAGGGGTTTCTTAATTATTAGCATTGCTTATAATGTAGCTCTGCTCGGGGAGATACCTATGGAAGATTACGAAATTATAGCGATGGCGGCATTTACATCTTTGGCTGCGTCGATTTTGGTGGCGGTTATTTTGGTGAGGGTCGAGAATCGACACCGACGTAAAATTCATGCTAAGCGCCATGGGGGAAAAGGGTGATGCGTAAACGCGATATATTTTTGGATCCTTTGTATTGCTTGATGGCGATAGTGACTGCGCTAATCCATGTGGGGATTACTATTGTCCAACACTACCCCGCGGAACCCGCGATTGAGATGGGGATATATGCGGTTGCGGTAATAGTTGTCAGTTTGCTGATCACGTTCGCGGCACGGGCACTGTATTGGGCTTTCTTAAAGCTCAAAAGGCGCAGAGAGGATAGGTTGTACTACGCGAGTTTTAGTAAGAGAGATGCATGGCGCAACTGATCACAGATTCGGAGCTGGGGTATCTACAGGGGTTGAATGAGTACCTGAATATCCCCTCGCTTACTTCTCAGCAGGAACAGATGATTATGCTGCACATGAGGGGGGCTTCCCCTTCGGCTGCGGCTAAGGGCGCGGGGTATAAGGATCCGTATCGTGCGGCTAAGTGGTTGAAGAGTGATGATGTACAGCCAATTTTGGAACACATCATCGCCCGAAAGCTCGATTCGCTGAATGTGACGCGCGAGAGTTTGACGCAGATGATTTTTGAGGCTCACGGTAAGTCGGCAACGGCAACTGAGGAGTTGAATGCCATCGATAAGTTGGCGAAGTTGCACGCGCTGTATCCAGGGTCGCCAGGATCGGGCGGAAGCTCGGTTAATGTGAATGTTGTTACCGGAAATGGGTCGAGTGTGGAGATTAGTAACACTAAGCAGCTCGAAAGGATGTCGGATGAGGAGTTGCTGAAGTTGGCAGGGGCTGGTTTGCAGGATGCGTTAGCTGAGCCGGTACCGATAGAGGCAGAATTTACGCGTGAATGAAGCTGGTGGGTTTGATGAGGCGAATATTTCAGTCCCTGGAGCGGCAGAACTGGACGCGGCAGAGAAGCCGTTTGATGTTCAGCAGCATGCACTGCGGGAATACGCGAGCCGTAAGTTAGCGGCGACGAATTTATTGCCGTTTACGATGAAGTTTAATCCTGCATATACCCCTGGATGGGTGCATAAGGATATTTGCCGCCGACTAGAGCGGTTTTCTGAGCAGGTTGCACGGAAAGAAGGCCCTCGGTTGATGCTATTTATGCCACCTCGCTCGGGGAAATCGGAGCTGGCATCTAGGAACTTCCCCGCTTGGCATTTGGGCAATTACCCTGAGCATGAAGTCATTGCCACCTCGTACGCGAGTTCTCTGGCACTTAAATTCTCCCGAAAAGTTCGATCTATGGTCCGCGACCCAGCTTATGGGCGCATATTCCCGAAAGTCCACATTGATACCGACTCCCAATCGGCTGAAAACTGGTTGCTACAGGAAGGTGGGGGCTACATGGCCGCTGGTGTGTCTGGTCCATTGACCGGTAACGGGATGCACATCGGGATAATTGATGACCCTGTAAAAAACAGGGAAGAAGCGGAGTCGGAAACGGTCCGAGAAGGGATCAAGGAGTGGTACACCTCCACTTTTTATACTCGATTGGCGCCAGGAGCGGGCGTACTGATCATTTTGACCCGCTGGCACGATGATGATTTAGCAGGTTGGTTGCTGGAGGAAGAAAAACGCGGCGGTGATGTGTGGGATGTTGTGAGATACCCCGCGATTGCCGACCATGATGAGATGTACCGACGCGAGGGGGAAGCACTTCACCCCGAACGATATGATGAGAAAGCGTTCGCGAAGATACGTCGAGCGATTGGTGAGCGAGATTGGCGTGCACTGTATCAGCAAACCCCGACGGCAACGGACGGGGATTATTTTAAGCGTGATAATTTCAAAAAGTACTCGTTAGCTAATCGACCGGATTTAAAAGACCTCGCGATTTATCAGGCGTGGGATATGGCCATCGGGCAGAAGCAGGATAACGATTACACGGTGGGCGTTACTGTTGGCATTGATCGGGAAGGGGCCATTTGGGTCTTGGACCTAGTTCGCGGGAAATGGGATGGCCTGCAGATCGTGAATAAGATGCTGGATAAGTACAAGCAGTTCACCCCGCAAGTGGTTGGGTGGGAGAAAGGGCACATTTCGATGTCGCTTACGCCGCTGCTTAATATACGCATCAGAGAACGGAACTTATATGGGTGCACAGTCGAGGACCTGCCTCCTGGGCGCGCGGATAAAGTTGCCCGAGCCCGAGCGATCCAAGGGCGTATGAGGCAAGGCATGGTGTACTTCCCTGAGTACGAGCAATGGTACGAAGGGTTGCAGGATGAAATGCTTAGATTCCCCGATGGTAAGAACGATGACCAAGTGGATGCGCTGGCGTGGATTGGTAAGATGATGGAAATGTTCGTGCCCATCCCACCTCCGAGAGAAGAAAAAAAGAAAAGTTGGAGGGATAAATTGAGCGCATTAGGCGTTACGACCTCCGGCGGGGGAGCAATGAGTGCCTAGAGCGATTGAGTCCGAACAGTTTTTACAGCATGCGATGCGAGAACCTAGCCCCTGCGAAGGATGCCCTAGGGCGAATGATTGTGCAGAGGCTGAGATGGCATGCGAGGCTTATTATAGTTACGTCACAAAATTACCCGAACCAGCGGGGGAGCGGATTCCATCTGCTTATTGGCTGGTTCAATCTGAGCGATAGTCGCATACTCGATATGCATTTGAAATAATTAGCAATGCTAATATAAGGAAACCTATGAACCAGCCAACACAGATACAAGCGGAAGTAACACCATTTGAGTACGCCCCCGGACTAGAAGCGGGATTACGCATACTTGGCATGGATGGTAAACCTGAGTTCCACCCTCGCAGTGATTCGCAGATTTACAAAGCGTATCAAAGCCGAATTGATTACTCGCTGGTTACGCCGTTCATCGTATATAACCACATGCAACTTCCACTGCGCCCCAACGATCGCATTTTGGTAAAGGGGGAAACTGTGTTGGCGGTGTTATCCGTGGCGGACTTGGCTTCGATTGAAGTAGTCGAAGATGCCAAAGAAAATTTAGGGGAATAACCAGTGCCTAAACGGGACGACGATTACCTAATTGCCAAGCGCAATTTTAATGCATACACCCGTGGGCGAGATGCAGGCCATACCGAGTACGTGGAAGACGCACTCAAGTTCGACCGGTTCTATGCCGGCGAACAATGGGACCCTGCAGATTTGGCGAAGCTGAAAGAAGAAGGTCGCCCTGCACTTACTAATAACATGATCATGGCTACGATCAATGTGTTGTTAGGTGAGCAGCAGGTGCGCCGAGCCGATTTAAGATTTAAGCCAGGCGAAGGTGCTTCTCCCGATGGGGCGGAAGGGCTAAACAAATTATGGATGGCTGTTTCAGAAGCCAATGGCTTTGATGATCTAGAAAGTGACGTTTTTTCGGACGGAATTATTTCCGAGCGTGGTTATTTTGACCTGCGCATGGATTGGAACCGCAAGATCTCTGGCGAGATAAAAATCGATGTGCTGGACCCGCTTGATGTCATCTTACCTAAAGACGCTAAACGATATGACCCGAACGAGTGGCCAGAGATTACCGTTTCACGCTGGTACAGTTTGGATGAGATCGAATCTCAGTTTGGTTTGGATAAGCGGGAAGAAGTAGAAGATCTTGCTCAAACTGCTACGGGGTCGTTCGGAAGTGACTCAATTTTATTTGGGCAAGAAGAAACAACCCCGGGCGAGATGCAAACACCGGTGGACGACGAGGATGCTAAGTTCGTACGAAAAGTGCGAGCGGTTGACCGTCAGTATAAAAAACTTGTACCTGTTTACTGCTTAATTGATGCGGATACGGGAAATGTTAGAGAGTTGCACCCTAAGTTTGACAGGGAAGAGAAAGTTAAAGCGCTGGCGGATAAACTTGGCGTAATTTATTTCAAAAAATCGGTGGAGAAAATCCGCTGGACAGTAACAGTGGATACTGTGGTGCTGCACGATGATTGGTCTGAGTATCGCAGTTTTTCTATTATCCCTTATTTCCCATATTTCCGCCGTGGCCGCCCAATGGGGCCTATACGTAATTTAATTAGCCCTCAGGAACAACATAATAAGCTGATCTCGCAAGAGCTGCATGTAGTGAATACCACAGCGAACAGTGGTTGGATTGTGGAGACTGGGGCGTTGAATGGCATGACCGCTGACGAGTTGCGCCAGCAAGGCAGTAAATCTGGGGTAGTAATTGAAGTAAACCCTAACAGGAAAGTCGAAAAGATTAAGCCCAACCAAATCCCGTCGGGATTGGACCGAATCGCGAATCAATCAAAACTTTCTATCCGAGAAATATCAGGCATCAACAATGCGATGCTTGGTCTGGAAGGAGCGGAAGTTTCGGGGGTAGCGCTTGAGGGTAAAAAGAATTCTGGGCAGTTGCAGTTGCAGGTGCCTCTGGAAAACCTATCGCGTACTCGTCGCCTAATTGGTGCGAAAGTAGTTGAGCTAGTACAAGACTTTATGCCGGATGAGCGCACGATCAGTTTTAGTGATGTGAATGTGCCAGGCCAACCGAATAGCACGATGACGCTGAATAAAGAAACCGAGCAGGGCACAGAAAACGATGTGGCCTCTGGGGAAATGCGCGTTGTGGTAACCACCATGCCAAACCGAGTGAATCTGGAAGAGCAGGTATTTGCGGAAATGATCTCGATGCGTCGCGAGAACGTAATGATCCCTGACCACCATATAATTATGAATTCGAGCTTGCAGAATAAAGAAGCCATCGCACAAGAGGTGAAACAACTTTCTGGATTAGGCGAACCTTCTCCTGAGCAGCAAGAGCAGCAAGCGAAAATGGAAGCATTGCAGATGCAACTTGTGGAAGCTGAGTTGATGGATAAACAAGCCTCCGCTGAAGCTAAGAAAGGCACCGCAGCATTATCCATTGCCAAAGCGAATGAGGTCCGAGAAAAACTAACCACTGAGTTAGATAAGATGGACCACTCGATGCAAATGTCACGCGAGGGATTAGAACTTCGCGAGCGTTTAGCATTACTAGCCAACGACAACAAAATTCGACTGCAGCAGATGAAAGAAAAAGCGGATGCGGATAAAACAATTTACTTGAACCAACTACCCGAGAAAGGGGAAGGAAGCAAAGATGGGAATGAAAGAGCTAAATAAAGCGGTAGCGGACGAAACTGAATTCGCAGGCATGCCCGGAGTGGATGATGACTTTGGGGAAGAGTTATCGGAGGAAGAGTCCGTGGACCGTGGCGACTTCGTTGGAGAACTTGACGAGGTTGATGAACTTGATGAACTTGATGAAGAGGATGAAGACGATGGCGAAGAGTCAGACAGCATTGTGGAAGAAAAGAGCGAAGAAGACGCTGCGGAGGGAGGCGAAGAAGAAGGTGAGGAATCAAGCGAAAGCGAGAATTCTGATGGCGAAGAAGAAGGCGAAAGCAGCGGTGATACAGAAGGCGAAGAGTCGAGCGAAGAGCAAGCTGATCTCGAGCCTGAGCCAGTGGCTAAAAAGAAAACTATCATGGTTCCTAAACAAGCCATGGACGCAAAGATAGCCAAGTACAAAGCGGAAAAACAGGCTAGAGAAAAGTTGGAAGAAGAAAATGCTCGCCTAAGATCGCAAATAGAGGGGGAAACTCCAGCACCTACAGCGGAAGAAGCGGCAGAAGCAGAAGCGACACAGGACGCGGAAATTGTGGCGATGAGCAAAGAACACGCTGAGCTGACTTTGCAAGGGGATGTGGACGCTGCCGCTGAGCTGAACGTGCAGATATTACGTAAGATGCAAGTGCAGCAGCAGGAAACGATTAAGAAAGAGGTGCGTTCTGAAAGCGTACAGGGAAGTGCCCAACGCGAGCTAAATGTAGTAGCGCAACGCATTGCGGAAACGTTCCCTGCGTTGGATCCGGAGGGAACGGATTTTAATGAACCTCTGGCAAAAAAAGTAGTTATGCTTCGCGACGCGTACATCCAAAGTGGCCGATCATTGGCAGGGGCTTTGGAGCAGGCGGTAGAAGATTTACTACCTGGGGCCCATCCTGAGTATTTTGTGGCCTCGGATGAAGAGGAGGAGGAGGAATCCCCCGTACAGAAACGCAAAGAGGCGAAGCACAAGAAAGCTGTGGAGAAGAAAGTTAAGACTACTCGACAGCCGGAAAAACTTCGTGGAGAGTCTGGGCGTGGTCCGGCTAAGGCGCTGCGTATGGAAGACTTATCAGATGATGAGTTTGATGCATTGAGTGAACGTGAATTGGCTAAGTTACGTGGTGACATAGTTTAATTAACCCTGCAATGCTAGTAGTTGCATAACGACTATTAGCATTGCTAATATGTAGGCACGATTGGTTTTACGAGACAAAACCGCCGATGACGGGTAATGGTCAACACAAAAAAGCAGTACCGCAGCTCCGCGATAAGGGGAAACAGGAACAACTTATTTTTATTCAATTTTTTAGCTGGAGCTAAACAACAATGGCATTAACTAATTTCGCGGCCTTAACGTCTGAGCAAAAGACGGTCTGGTCAAAGTCCATGTGGACACAGGCTCGTAACCGATCTTTCTTAGGTCAGTTCATGGGCAAAACAGCCAATGCGATGATTCAACGCATTACAGAATTAACCAAAAGTGAAAAAGGTACCCGAGCGGTACTTACCCTCGTTGCAGATTTAACCGGTGACGGTGTGAACGGCGACAATCAGTTGGAAGACAACGAAGAAGAAATGAAAGCCTATGATGTGGTGATCAACCTTGATCAACTACGTCATGCGGTTCGAATTAAAGGCCGCTTAGCGGACCAGAAATCAGTTGTGAACTTCCGCGACCAGGCTAAAGATAAGCTATCGTACTGGCTATCGGATCGAATTGATCAGTTAGGTTTCCTAACTTTATCGGGTATTAGCTACGGTTTAACGAACAAAGGCGCTGCGCGAGCAGATGCGACGTTCGCAAACTTAGAGTTTGCCTCAGATAACAAGGCGCCTTCAACGGGTCGTCATTTACGCTGGGATAAATCTGAGGACATGCTGGTGGACGATGGTGATACATCATTAATCGAAGCGGAAGACACACTGACGTATAACGCTCTAGTGGACGCAAAAGCATACGCCAAAGATGAATACATTCGCGGTGTAGTCGGTGACGGTGGTGAAGAAATTTACCATGTATTCGTAACCCCAGTAGGTATGGCGAAGCTTAAACGCGACGCAGACTTTAAAGAAAACTTACGCCACGCATTCACACGCGGCAAAGGTAACCCTTTATTCGCTGGGGCGAACACTTACGTAGTAGATGGCATGTACATCCATGAATTCCGCCACGTATTCAATACGGCTAAAGCAGCGGGTGGTTCTAAGTGGGGTGCAGCGGGTGCAGTCAACGGTCAGCGAGTTCTGATTTGTGGTGCGCAGGCGATGGGCTTTGCAGACATCGGTGAAGCTGGCTGGGACGAAGAAGAGTTCGACTACGGTAACCAAAAAGGTATTTCTTCAGGTCGAATCTTCGGCATGCTGAAAGCCCAGTTCCACTCAAACCATACTGGTGCAGTGGAAGACCACGGAGTGTTGGTACTAGATACCGCGCTTTAACCCATAGAGAAAATGGCCAGGCTAATGCTTGGCCATTTTTTTACCCGAAGGAGCCATAAATGGCTGAAATGATTAGTTTAACCACTCGAAGAGTGGATGTATTTAATGATGGCATGCACTTGATGCGGTTTGAGAAAAACACTCCCCGCGAAGTACCAGAGCCTTTTGTGGATGCGCTAATTGGCCATGGGCTTGGAGCAGCAGATGCAGAAACTAAAGCTGCAGTGGCAGCGATTGATAAAGCGACTGAAACATCTAGCCCAGAACCTGTGGGCGAAGGCGAAGCCGCTAATACTGAAGGAACTGAAACTGGCGCTACTGCGGAAACTGACGCGGAAGTGATAGATCAGATTCGTGCCATGATTGCACAGATTGAAGCTGAAGGTGATGCGTCAAAACTGACAGTTGATGGTGCAGTGCGAGTAAAAGCGTTGGAAGAAGCATTAGGCTTCGATACAACTAAAGAGCAGCGTGAAGCGGCTTTGGAAAGTAAGTAAATATGGCAACATTGGCGCAGGCTATTGCGGGTACAGCGCGTTCTCTCTTAAAAGATAAGACGGGCAACCCATTTGGTACTAGGTTTGATGACTCATTTTTTCTGGATGCCGTTAATGACGGTCAGCTTGAGATTGTGGGACTCAAATACGATGCACACACTGAAAATGTGGCGCATGAATTAGTAGCAGGCACGCGTCAGCCATTACCCTCGGATGCGGTGGCTTTTTTGAGGCTTAACCGTAACCTTGGATTGGATGGTTCTACCCCAGGGCGAACCATCACTTCAACAACAAAAGCTGATTTGGATTCATCGGACCCGTATTGGCACCAAGCTCGCGACATCGGCGAAGCTATCCACTATGTCTTTGATGACATTAGTGAGAAATATTTTTATGTATACCCAGCCACAACAGGTTTTGTTGAACTGGTGTACAGCCAAGTGCCGGCTCGATTAACTGATCTGGCCCAACCCATCACGCTATTGGATATTTACGCCCCTTCGCTTATTTATTATTTGGTCTACAGAGCGTACAGCGTGGATATGGATGATGTGGTTATGCAAGGTAAGGCGCAGGAATTTTACTCATTATTTGCGAACTCCATTGGCACTAAGATTCAGAATGAATTAGCCACCTCACCAAATGAGGCACCCCAGTAATGGCAATAGTCCCCTACACAAGTTTAGTAGACGAGGTGCAGCTAGAAGTACTAAAAGCCCCTTACCCCACAATCGTACGCGCTATCCGTAACGCGGCAATTGAGTTTTATACCGAGAGTGAATCTATGGTCCAGAACCTAGACCCTATCACCTTGGTTCAAGCTGTGAACGTATATGACCTATACCCGCCGGATGAAACCCGCGTGGGAAAAATGCTGACGGTGAAATACAAAGGGCAAAAACTTACTCCAACTTCGAGAGAATTATTAAACCAAACAGTTAGGGATTGGGATACGCGCCAAGGCACGATAACCCAGTTTTTCACCGAGCGACCTAATGAAGTAACGGTGGCACCGGTACCTAAACAAGTGGAAGTAAACGCGCTGGATATTACAGTAGCGCTTATCCCATCACGTAAAAGTTTAGGGATAGAAGAACAATTTATGGAATCGCATTATAGGGGAATCATACATGGGGCTCTGATGGGGCTCTTTAGTATGGATCACCAAGAATGGGCTTCACCCCAGCGTGCTCAGCATGAAGGGATGGCATTTGGCCAAGCTGTAGCAGCAGCGAGGGCTCGATCAAGGCAGGACGATACTGCCAAATTACGTGTTATGGAATATGGGGGACTTTAAAGAATGAGTATTGTAGCAATTAGCCTGGATACACTCGCGGATACAATGAAAATCGCGAAGGCATTCCACCATGAATCACGTTATTGCGCGGAAGAATATGACGAGGAACATGTTGAATCTTATATAAAAATTAACTACCTAAGTACGGATTATGTTCCGCCCTCATACGGTTTCATCGCGTACAACGACGAGGAAGAAGTCGTGGGCATTATGACATTCTCTTTGGCAAATAAATTGATGAACACAGATATTATTGCGCTGGAAGAAGTGATGTACGTGGACCCTGCACATAGAGGGCAAACGGTGGGATTGGAATTGAATCAAGCATGCGAAGAATTGGCCAAAACAATGGGCTGTACTTCTATGGTAATCGGCGCTTGCAGCGGTATAGCCACACCGACCACTTTGGATCGACTTGAAGCGGCAGGGTATCATCGCATGGGCGTTATGCTAGGGAAGGAGCTATAACATGTGTGGAGGTGGAGCAGCCAAAATGGTTATGCCTGAGAGTGCGAAGATCCAAGCCGCGTGGGGTAAATCCATGCGCGCAAGGGGGAACTCGGATGGCTACACTGCGAATGAGGCGGCGCTAGATGCGGAGTCTAAAATTGATCGCACTGAATATTTGGAAGGCCGCTCAGGTGCTGATATGGCATTGGTATCCAAAGATGTGCATAAACTTGCGGTAGTCGATGGGGATGAGTTAGCCCAAGCCACTGAACAACTCGCGAATAGCGGGGCCAAACTATCCAACACTAACAAGATCGCAGCGGAAGGCATAAAAGCGGAAGGGACTAACAACCGATTAAGCCGGACGGTGGATGCGGGATCGAAGGTGGCTGAGGGGATGACCCACGCTACTAACATGTCGATGTCCACGGCTAAGGCTAACGCTCAGGCGGAAACGACGGTTAATGCGGGTAAGTCTGCAATGATCGGTTCCATCGCCAGTGGTGCGGTGCAAATGTACGGAGCTGAACAAGCTTTCCAGTCAAGCTTGAAGGAGGGGGAGGTTGCTACGGACGAACTGAGAAAAAACTACTTTGCCGCTATGAACCCTTACCTTCGGAAATAGTAGCAATGAGATCCTCAAGCGCGAGGAGGCGCGAACAGTATAAGTAGGTCTTGGAAACTGCCCTCCCGCCTTTCAGCCCCGAGGTCACCGTCTCTTTTATATAATGGTCGGTGAACTCGGAATACCCCATCCGAGACGCTAGCTGCGTAAAACATTCCATAGGTTTGGAGGGGATAACGACCTTTTTACCTTCGCCCCAGACACTAGATCCTAGAATTAAACCCACCAGCAATAAATATTTCATAAAATCTCCTTTTGCCGTTTATCTTAGGGGGATTTCGCATACTTTTCAAGCAAGCCGTACAATTGGATAATATAAAAATGCATAGGGTAAATTAAAATGGGCCGTAGACAGGTTAGGACGAAAAAGACCTACGACATTGATGAGAATGGGATTAAGACAGAGACCCTAACCAAAAATGGAAAGGTAATAGGCACCAGAGAAGTGGCCATGAATGCGGAGGAAGAATACGCGTTCGCATTGTCGGAAGACCGTGCTGCATTTGATGCCCGCGTAAATGAAATAGAAACAGAGTTGGATACTGCAATAGGTAGCACTGCCATCGAAGATTCGGCAAGGCAAACAGGGGGGAAGAACTTTGACGAGGCGAGGGCCACGCGAACGAGGGCGCAAGAAATGTACGGCACCGCCCCTAAACCAAACCAATCCTACCAAGACACAGTATCCAAACAATTAGGCACGGAAGCCAACATAGGCATGGCGGTCAAAGCACAGCATGAATACCAACAAGGGGCGCGAACAGCCAAAGCTAATTTGCAAGATATGTTGCAAGGAAACGGTATGAGCATGATGGCCAAAGGTGCGGCGGCGTTTACGGACGTTGAAAATTACAACAAACAAGTGGAGGCCCAAAATAAGGCCAACACGTTCAAACAAATTGGTGGCATAGCTGCGGGCATCGGAGTCGGCATGGTTGCTGGACCTTACGCAGGCTTGGCCACTTACGGCTCAACTCAAGGGTAAAGAAGAATGGCACTTTTAACAGATGTTTTAGGGGGCGTGAGCCACGGGTTAAGTACCTCATCGAACAGCATGGCGCAAGTATCAAATGCGAATTTGAACATCCAGAAGCACAAAGAGGGGCAAAAAGATGCCTTTGCGCAGGGGCTGAGCCGCCAAATGTTGGCGTTCGAACAGGAAGCAGTTGCAGCCGGGGCTAACGATGATGAGAGCCGCAATAACTTCGTACAGAAAAAACTGTTCTCCACCCCAGGGATGATGGAGAAGATGAAACCCATATTGAACAGGTTTATTACAACTGGGGAGCTGAGGGAGCATAATGAGGACATCGCGGGGGTGGATGATTGGAAGATTACCACCGACGAGAAAGGCGCCCAGTACCTAACCCCAATGGTGGTAATAGATGAGGGGTGGTTCTCCAAGGATTCAAAAAAAGAATACAGCCGAGGGAAATGGGATGGCAAGCGCGTGGTGCCAATGACGCTTGCTGGAACAGCGGACAGTAAAGATGTGCCTTTAAAAATCCCTGTAGCTGCCGCATACGAGGCGATGAAAAATGAGGCCACGATGAGAGGGGGTTACACTAATGTTGGATTGGCTATGGATATTGTGGGGGACGCCCCAAATGCGCTGGGGGAGATGCAAGGAAAAGTAGTAAGTATGGCGAAAGAGGCGCATAAAAGCACTCTACCTCAAGCACAGCAGAATACATTAACCGCTCTGGAGCAGGACAACCGTTCGCAACGCGCAGCGAAAAAGCTGAAGGTAGAAGCCAAGGAGGCTAAAGCAGATTTGGGGGCCGCGATGAGGGGGGAGGATACATCCAAGGATACCCCTGCGGAAGGAAACGAAAAACGCAGCCCCCAGTTGCTCAAACTGAAGCAGCGACAGTTGGAGAAAAGCGTAGGCACGCAAATCGATCAGTTGGATAGGCTGAAATCAAGACTGAATGTGGACCCGTATAATATTAAAGTTGCGGAGGAGCAAATAGAATTAACTAAAACCCGATTGGCTGAGCTGAATAAAGAGATAGAAGGCCCGACTCAAATTGGATCTGGATACCAACTTGCCGTGGACAAGCAGCCCGACCAGCCTGACGAGAGTGAGGAAGGTAAAATAGAAGCGGGTATAGCCATAGCTACCGACTTAGTAATGAAGCCGGATGCAACAGCCGAAGAGCGTACCGCTGCAGCGGAGCAGCGCAATATTCTAATAAAGGCGCAAAAGGGGAATTCCGAGGGTAACCCACAACTGGTTAAACCCGAGGCTATTGTATTGAATTCGGAAAAAGGGGTTAAGGCAGCCGAGGCGGCAGGGAAGGGGGAAGCATTAGGGGCACAAAGTGCTAAAGTATTAGCAAGTGGTAAATACCCCCCAACCGCGAGAGCTGCAGCGTATGCGCGTATGTCTATTATGACGGGGATAACGCCATCGAATGAGATTATGGCGAATTTATTGGCGGGGGATAATGCCCGAGGGGACTATAAAACCTACCTTGATCTAATAAGTAAGCAAGCGACAGCGACCAGTAAGTTAAAAGGAGCTGCGAAGGAAATGGCAACTGCAAACGCTAAATTTTTCAACGACCGCGTGCAGGAAAGGGCAAAATCGTACAGCGAAGCTCAGCTAAAACGCATGGGGTTTGATAATGCAGATGCGTTCGCTTCGAATGTATATGAGGCCATTACTAATTCAGTGGCTAAATTAAAAATTGCGGAAATACCCTCGGATATTACGAGAATGAGCCAGCATGATACGATGCGAATCATTGCTGCGGTGGAAAAAACGTTGGGTAACCATGGGGACGAATATGGAGGAGTGAATTTCTTAATGGCCAAATGGGGGGAGAAAGTATTGGATACGCATGGGAGCATCAGCAACCGCGTTATCCCCGCATTTATGGAAGCTCATGTTATGATGGACGAGTTAAAGAAAAATGACCCGGACAAGTATGAGGCTTTAATTGTGGAGCAGCTCTCACAGTACGGACAAGATAAAGACCCCCACGAGGGGATTGCTCAGCGCTTTGTAGAACAAAAATTGGAGTTAAAATGACAGTATTCAGTGAAGTTTTTGGTACATCCCCCAGCGATGGGCAGAATTATTCAGCGGAGGAAATACGCGTACTCGATGGGGATACTGTCGAAATTTCGGGAACTGGGGAGAGAATTCGGGTCGAGGGGATGGATTCCCCTGAAACCGCTAAACATTGGAAAGGCGAAGCTGCCCAGCGGGGGGGAGATGCGGCTACTGAAGATTTACGACGCTTTGCGGAGCATGGGGTTACGATTACTCGGGCGGGAGAAAAAGGAGTATTCGGGCGCACGCTTGCAACTATTAGCAATGCTAATAATGATATGGATTACGCTGCGCAGAGTATTCGGAATGGGAGATCATTTACGTCGGCTTATAGCCCAGCAAAATATATTTATGAGCAACATATGGCTAATGTCGATGCGTATGAATCGGGGGGGCCTTCCGAAGAAGGGAGAGCAGCGGGGCAAGCAGCTTACGATCAAGCGATGCATGAGAGGGGGCCCAATCTGCGTAACCCTGATGGGGTCTTTGCAAATTCAATAGCGCGTGGAGCGAAACAAACTAAAGCTATGGCGTACGGTTTTGCCAACGCAGTAAGTGAACTCGTTGGGGCCGATGCGGTCGCTGAGTGGTCGGAGGATGGGATTGCTAATGCCTTAGCAGAAGCAGATCTAAGTCCCCCAAGAATTCACTCGTGGGATGATGTGGATAACCTCGCGGAGTTCGGTACGTTTGTAATAGAAAAAATTGGTGAGCAAGTCCCTCAATTAGCAATGGATGCGGCGATGTTTATAGGAGGCGGGGGCATAGGTGGTATAGCGGCCAAACAGATCGCTAAGCGAGCAGCGTACGGCAAATCCATGAAGCGCATGTTGGGCGAAAAACCCTTCCAAGAATACATTAAGCAAAAATCTAAACAGGGCTTCGCCACTGGAGGACGCTCAGTACATGAGTTATTAGGTGAAAATGTACTCGACCCATATATAAAGCACCAGGCTAAAAAAGGATTTGCCCAAGGAGGCAAGGCCGCAGCGGCAGCGGGTATCTATAGCCAAGTCGCGGGGGAAACTCAAATCGAACTCCGCGATGCTGGGGTGGACTCCCCCGAGACAGCTTTACTCGCAGGTGTGCCAAAAGCAGCGTTGGAATACGCGGGTTTGAAACACTTAATAGGTTCGGTTGCTGATGCGTATAAGGTACCGGCAAAAAGCGTGGGGGATCTCGCAGCAAAAATCGCCACCAAGTTTGGCATGAATTCTATTGTGGAAGGGGGTACCGAGTTAGCCCAAACCATCATCGACAAGGCAGCGGTATCGCTACACACTGGGGAAGATGTATTTTCGGAAGAGAATATGAAAGAGATGCGAACCGCTTTCGCGTCGGGCGCAGTTGTGGGTGGGGCATTCTCAACAGTAGGAGGCGCGGTTGATGGCGTTAAGTACGCGACGCAGGATAAGCCGACCAAAGAAAGCGGGAAAACAGAAGGAGCAACAGAGCCAGCGGAAACAGCAGAAACAGCAGAAACAGCGGAAGTAAAAGCAGAAACAGAAGCAAAATTAGAAACCCCCAAACCGCTTAGCCAAGAGGAACAGATTGAGAAGGCAATTGATGCACTTCATTCCACGCGAGATGAGGAAGCGAAATTAGATAAAAAACTTAGGTACGCTAAAGAAGATAAAGTGGCCGCATTGGACCCTGAGCGACGAGAGCTAGTGAAACAAAAAGATGCAGCGCGGAAGGCGCATCTTGAAGCTGGATACGCGTTGTATGATTTAGGAATAGGGGTCCCTGAGACGGAAACGGCTGCGGGGCTGCGACGTCAGGGGGTTACGTTTGAGGAAGCGACACAAAGGACGCCAAATAAGCAAGAGAGCAAAGAAATTGAAGCCCTTGAGGCTCAGATAGCACCCTTACTTGATTCAGCATTGAAAGCGGCTAAAAAGTTAAACGCACGCGCTAAGCAAATACTGAATATTGGGGCCCCCACTATGATAGGGGAAGAAGGGCAAACACGATATAAGTTCCCTAATGGGGCGGAATTAACCCCAGAAGACGCAGATGAGTGGCGCGCGTTAAGAGGGGAGATTGGCGAACTTCGGAGGAGAGCGAACGAGGGCAAGAAGTATAAGTCCAAGGATAATAGAGAACAGTGGGCACTCCTGCAGATAAAACTGGACGAAGCCTATACGTGGAGGAAAGAAGCCTTCAAGCGCGGTAAGGTCTTCGCTGACGATCAGGCCACACAGGAGGGGTTATCCAAATCTAGCACTGTGGAAGAGCGCGCGGAGGAGAGTGATTTTTTAGACCAATACGATGGGTCAGTGGATGATAATTTATCGGAGCTCGCTGCAATGAACTTCGAGGACCCCGACTTAGTTAATGATCCGCTACACAAAGAAAAAGGGTATGAGAATTTAACGGCAGATGAGCGTTCGCGGAGAATGGGGGACCATCGAGCTCCAGCGGCTATTATTGCGGAAGCGATTAACAAACATTTCTCGGGTTCGCGCGAGAGCCGACGTCCTGAAGCCCTAACGAAACAAATAAAAGCATTATTTGAAGCGGTTATCCCAGATATAAGAATCACATTGAAAGATATGATGAGCCATAAAGTATTGGGTAACCTGAAACAAGTTACTGCGGAAGGACTCGATACTCTAACCACTAACTCAAAGCAGGTGAACCGTTTAACAGCGGAAGATTACAATGAGAAAGTAGCGCTTTGGGAAGCTATGCCGGAAGTGATAGATGATGGATTCATTGCGTTCAGACAAGCGGAAAAACTAAAGACCTTAATGAATAAGGCAAAGCGTGGCACGCCTCAGCATAAGCAAGCGGTTGCTCGTTATATGAAGGCTAAAGCCAAGTACACCACGGTAGAGCACTCAAAAGCAGGTATGTTGCATCTACACAATGGGCGGTTATCGTCGCTGGGTATGAAGTTATTGCAAGGATCGTTACCGAAAGGGGATTATGGCTCGCATCAACGAACTGGGTATGCGCATGTAATGGCAGAATTGATGCGCAGTGGGTTTGATGTAACGCGTAAAGGGCGCGAAGTAGACCATATAAACGAGGGCAAAAAGAACGTCGCGGCTAATCCGGATAAAGTAGAACCGTCATACAAGGGAGCGCACAAAAATCCGGATAACGAAGAATATGAGAACTTAGAGTACGACGAACGCTTAGCCGATCAAGGGGGCGATACAGAGGTGGGCTATACGGCATTTGGTGAAGTATTTAACCCCCAGATGACTAAATATTTAGATCAGCAGGACGAGGATCGCATAGATAATTTAGCCGAAGCCGAGGCAGAGCTTAAAGAGCTAACCCTAGAAATGCTGAAAGCCGATACGGCTTGGAGAAAAGCGCAGCGCTCCCCCGAATCTACTGAGGAGAAATTACAGGCGGCGGAAACTGAGTTAAACAACCTCAAAGATAAGGTGAATAAGCTACAAGGGCTAATTTCTAACTACGACGATCAGGGTCCTACGCTCTATGACCCGACAGAAGCGCGCATGTATGATAATTACGCCCCTGAGATGAACTCAGAAGACGCATTTATTACCTACCCTGATAAAGCAGGAAACGCGCTGTATTTGGACGCGGACGCGGAGGTGGTGACCCCATTCCCAATGCGTACAGCATTAGAGGCCCAACTACGTGAAATTGAAGCTGTTATCTTAGGGATGATTAATGCCCAGCGAACTAAACAGGGGGTGGAGCCGCTTACCGCGTTTAACTCAGGTTCGCATGTACAGATTAAAGAGGCATGGGAAGCGTTGGGGGTTGAGGTTGCACTTCCAGCGAAGTTGGCTGACTCATTCTCAATTAAAGCGATTAAAGCGCGATTAAAAGCCGCACGCGAGTTGCAAGCTGCGGCTCACACGTATGGGGACGCGTACGCGGCAGAGGCAGAGGCTGAAGGTGTGTCACGCGCGGGCGCTTTTCTAAAGAGCCTAATTATTGCGAAGGAGACTAAAACTGAGATAAGCCGCCTAACTAAGCAGGGGGAAGAACCTCTGATTGCGGATAGTCCGGCGTTTACCGAACGAGAAGGATTAGAACGCAAGGCTCACCTCAGTAGGGTGTTAGCAGATACACAAGCAGAGCGGAAAAAGCATCCAAAGCAGGCGGAAAAGCTAAGGAAAAAAGAAGCAAAACTCAAGGAAAGAGAAGAAGTAACCACAGCCCGCCTAGAAGCATACGAGGGATCGGAAGAGGCACAGAGTGATACCAAAATCGTGGAAACTCTACGCAGAGAACAAGCGAAGGTAAGGCGCACACTGGAAGAGGCAAAAGCGGTCATGGAATACCCGGACTCCACGCAGGAGGATAAGGATAAACAAGCTGCAAATCTCGCCAAGGCGGAGGAGCGGATGAAAAGGATTGTGAAAAATATAGAGCTGAGGGAAAACAAAAAGCAGCATCTTGTAGGGCATTTGAAGGGGGTGAAAGAAAAGCTACGCGCCGTACAAAAAGCGTTGGAGGGGTATAAGTCCCCCGAGGATAGGAAAGCGCTAAGCGAAAAGGAAAATAAACTGCAGGCGGCGGCTAAGGTGGCCGAGCAGGAAAAGAAAAAAGGTAAGTATGGTAAAAATCTAGGCGTACTGGACGGGGTGGTTGAGAGATTTCAAGCGTACCTGGGGGAGAATGGATTGCGTCTACCGCAGATCATGGCGGTCACTTCGGCGGAAATGGAGAGGATTACTGGGGGGAAAAAAGCAAAAGCGTTTATTTCTTCCACTAAGAATGGGCCGGTGATCTATCTCGATTTGGAACGCCATACGAATGAGCGAGACATAATGCGCAGCTTGAAACATGAGGCAATCGCACATTACGGGTGGAGACATGCGGTATCTAAAAAAGATCGCGACACTATTTTGCGTATGATTATTGAAGCGAAAAATGTGGAACTACGCGACCTTTGGGCAGAGGTGCAAAGTCCTTACGGGGCTTATGCGAAAATGTCGGAAATGGAGCAGGCGGAAGAGGTGTTAGCCTTAGCTGCGGAAACTCTGGATTTAAGTAAAACACCTTTGATGAAAAAGTTGAAAATATTTATTACTGCCTTAATGCGTAGGATGGGCATTGCTAACGCGCGCATTACTCGCGCCGAGGTGGATGACTTGCTACTGGCTATTGCAAAAGGGCACGTTGCGTCGAGAACAGCGGAACAGGATATTGTGGCGGAACTTGCCGCAGGTTTCCAGCGTGCAGAAGGGGTGAAACCTATCCCTACTCGCATATGGGAGCGGGCTAAGCATTTTTGGAAAAATAGAGACGCGGGATTCCCGCTGATCAAATTCTTTGCCACGGCGGACCGACGTTTGAGACAGATTAGCCCCGAGTTGGCAGATATGTATAACGAACAGGTGCAAGGGGGTAAAAAGGGCAAAAAGCGTGGGTTCCTTCAGGGGAAAGCCAACATGACTAATCTATGGGTAGGTCAGTGGAAGCGGGTAATGCAAAAGCTAGAGGGTAAGTATTCTAAGGAAGAAATTGAGGCAGGTATAAAATACCTACGCGAGTCAGATGATACGGACACGCTTACGAATCCCGTGGCGATAGAAGTTAATAAGTATTTAGAAACTTTCGGCAAAAATTATGCGCGCAACAAGGAATTTAACCCCACAATGGGTTGGATTACTAACTACTTCCCACGGAAATACGACTTGATAGAGATAAGGGAGCGCCAGGAGGAATTCGCGGCGATACTTGAAAAACACGGATACGATAATCCCACCGGTACAATTGCTAAAATCTTGTCTAATGCGAACGGGTATGAAGGGCAAACCATTGAAGACGTGGTGAATGCCACCGCCCCTACGGCTAATGCAACTAAAGGCCGAATCTTAGATGGGGAAGGATTGGATTTGGATTTATCCGAGGCGGGATTTGTTTTCTCGGACCCTCAGCAAGTGATGGAGCAATACATACAAGATATGGTAAAACGAGTTGAATACCAACGCGTTTTTGGTGGATGGAGAATGGTGCAAGGGTCGCATGTGGATGAGAAAGGCAATTACAACGCTACCAATTTGGAAACTATCCGCGCGGTGCGCAACATGGCCAAAGCGGCTGGGTTGGATGTATCAGGAGCGCCTTCAGAATTAGTGAAGAAGTTTATCAAAGCGGGGCACTTACGCATTGCGGGTGCAGCGGGAGACAAGTATTTCGAATGGTACTCTCCTACATTTAAAGAGCATGAGATGCTAGACCAGATTGAAGTCGCCCAAGGTATGCCAGCACGTCAGGAAGCGCAGAAAGTCATTGACGCTTACCAAGGGAGATTAGGTTTGGACCTTGACCCGAAAGTACGCAAAGCGATGTCGTATGCTATGGTCTTGGAGTCATACCTAACCCTTGCGTTTTCAGCAGTGGCTTCCCTTCCAGATTTTGGTGGTGCACTAATACGTACTCGCGAAATGAATACCGCATGGAAAGGGTTTAAGGGGGCAATGGCACAGCATAGCAAGAAAGACCGAAAAGACATGTATGAAATTATGGGGCTAGTAAATCAGCGCATGACCCACCAGCAATTATTGGAGATGTACGGTCAGAACCATGCGGATGAGCGCAGCCAGAAATTAATGGATAAATTATTTAAGTATAATGGACAAGAATGGCTAACCGACCGCACGCGTATTTTCGCTTATGAAGTAGGGCGCGAGTTCATCAAAAAACACGCGCAAAATCGCACTGAAAGAGGGGATAAGTATTTAGACGAATTACACTTAACCGCTGAGGATGTGTTAGCGTGGATTGAAAACGGGGAACCTTTATGGAACGCAGACATGGTGGGGGAGAATGAATCACTAGCACTTAACTCTCGCAGCGTGCAGGAAGCGCTTTACCAATTCGTGGATGAGTCAGTGGTTAGACCAAATGCAGCGCAACGCCCCGTGTTTGGATCGAACCCAGCTTACTCATTGGTGTGGCATTTGAAATCATTCTTCTATTCGTACGGCAAACAAATTATCTGGCCAATGGCGAGGGAAGCAATCAACCGCGCGGGTAAGGGGGACAACGTACTGAAAGTGGCAGAACCTATTGCGATTGGAGCGCTCACGTTACTGCCCTTAGCTGCGGCTTCGCTTGAATTACGAGAGTTCATTAAGGGAGAGGACGAGGAAGAGCGTTCACGTAATACGATGGACGGGCTGGATTATACCTACGAGCTAATGGGGCGTGCGGGAGCTTTCGGTCCATTTGAAATGATATTGAGTTTGGCCGGCGGTTATGGGGAGCCAAGTGAGCGAATGGCCCATGGCCTAGGACCTAGTATCGACCACTTTACGACGCTGATCTCTACGGGTGAGGGTAGTGTAACAACGGAGGCTAAATTAATTCGAAGCATCCCAGGCATTAGCCAGAACTTATTTGGTTCAAGAGATTGGTTCCAAGAGTGGTACAGGGAAATGGGGGCCGAGAGTGGTATAGAGATATAGGTAACTGATAATATTAGCACCACTAATATTATTCTAAGGAACACTCATGGCAGACTTGAAACCAATTTATCGCGGGGACACGTATGCCTACGAGCTTCGATTCAAAGAGAAAGTAAACCAGACCCCCATCGATATTACTGGGTGGGAGCTGGCTTTCACAATGAAGCTAAGCGCGGAATCCGCGGATGCGGAATTGCAGGTAGTAAAAATTGTGGATGGAACTGAGGGCCCTTCAGGCGTGGCCGCTTTGCTTTTAACCGCAGAAGAAACCGCGCAACTTATCCCCACTCGATACAGCTTCGATTTCCAAGTAAAAAATGGACCCGTTACGCGCACGCTGACGAAAGGCATTATTAAAGTGGAGAGCGACGTAAACCATGGCTGATCAAGTAATTAAGTCCCAATCATTTGACCCCACCCCACTCGATATATCGGTCGATTTAACCGAGCAAGGGCAGGTGGATGTCACGCTGGATTTAACCGGCGACACCCAAACATTTGGATTCGAATCACTTTCCCCCGACCAAATTTACATTGAGGTGGAACTTTCCACCATTGCCCCAGCACAAGTGGCCTTCTTCCAAGAGGCTATTACGCAGGCACTAGAAACTGGGTCGCAGGTTGAAACTTTGCACGGCGAAGTGTTAGCAAACGCGGGTCAAGTATCGCAGGACCTAGGTGCCAGCCAAGCATTGGCGGCGGATATAGCCATTAGGCAGAATCAGGTTGATACCGATACATCGGCAGCAATCAATCAAATCAGTACCGATAAAGATCAAGCCCTACTAGAAATAAACACCAGTAAAGCAGAAGGCTTGAATGTAATTGAAGCCCATGTACAAACCACCACAACGAACGCAGCTTTAGCAGCGGGACACGAAGCAGCGGCGGCGGCAGACAAAGCTATTGTGGCCGGAGCTTCCCAACAAGTGGCGGATGATACTGCTTTAGTTGTGACCCGTGCGGATCAAGTTGCGATTGACAGTGATCAGGTGGCCACGGATAAAGTTGCGGTAAGTACAATGCGCAACGAAGTAGAAGTGATTGAAACGAGTGTTGCTAACTTATTGGATCAATTCGATGATCGAATGCTCGGACCACACGCTGCCGATCCGGTGCTGGATAACGACGGTAACCCTCTCGTCCAATCTCAGCTTTACTGGAACACCACGGATAAAACATTAAGAATTTACAATGGCTTGGCATGGGAAGTACCAAGCCAAGTGGCAACAACTGCCGCTCAGAATGCGTTGGCAGCACAAGTTTTGGCTATCAACGCAGCAAATGAAGCAGAGGCATCCGCTTGGGGAGCATTACAGTCTGAAAATTTGGCTGAAGGTTTTGCAAACCAAGCATCCGCGTCACAAGGTGCGAGCGCGACTTCGGCTGCGGATGCACTCACGGCTAGTAATGCGGCGCTTAATTCAAAAAACGCGGCGGAAGCGGCTTACCAAAATTTTACCAGTTTAACTATCACCACAACCGATGTGGCTCCTGGGGGGAGTTCATCTGCGACCTATGACCTAGCTAATGGGATCTTGGATCTGGGACTGGTTGCAGGTATCCAAGGTATCCAAGGTATCCAAGGTATCCAAGGTATCCAAGGCCCCGCTGGAACTAACGGAACTAACGGTGCTACTGGGGCAACCGGTGCTACAGGGCCTCAAGGCGACCCTGCTACAAATACTTGGCGACCATTAGGTACAACCTCTACTACTGCCGCTGCCGGTAATCACACTCACGATGATAAGCTGGATAACTCATACTTATCTGGTCGCGCACTGACAGATGCAGTGGTGGATACTACTACCTATCAAGGTGTGACTGCTAACTACCTTGGTAACGGCGCTACGTTTGAGGGGCAAGACCACGCATTACTAACGCTTGCATATTCGTCGGCTTGGATGTCGCAAATGGCGAGTGATTGGCGCACGAATGAGTGGTATGTCAGAACTAAAAATAATGGTACTTGGGGCACGCCTTCTAAGTTATGGAACTCAGGTAATGACGGATCAGGCAGTGGCTTAGATGCAGATTTACTAGATGGTCGCCACGCTTCTCAACTTGCTACTGTAGAAGGTCGGGTGGTCACTGATTGTAACCACGCAGATTTTAGAAAATCTGGCATGTACGGATTCAACAATGTTCCGGCTAATGGTACAGGTAAAAGTTATTCTGCAATGATAACGGCAGCTAATTCAGATGTAGGACTACAAATAGCAGGGGGATATACGAATGATGAACTCCATTTTAGAGGCTGGCGTATAAGTGGGGCCACATACCTTCCTTGGCGTAAAGTTTGGCACGATGGAAATCTTAATCCTTCTAGCTACTTGCCGTTATCAGGTGGCACAGTAACAGGCACAGTAACACTCCAAAACAGCGCGAGGTGTCGTTTTGGGGGCAGTCAGGGGCTTTCTATAGGGTATTCAGCGTCCGGTCAAATATACAACAACACTGGCCCATTGCTTATAACGAACTATGCAGATGCTAGTAATGTTGAGATCAGCGCCACCGTGTCTAACGCACAAGGCACCACGCAAAAAGGTGTAGTTGTCGTGGGTACTACTTCTGGTACATACGTAGAGCTAAAATATGGAGGAAACACTAGACTTGCAACAACTAGCTCAGGCGTAACGATCACAGGCACTGCTACCATGGGTGCATTTAGTGTTACATCGGATAAAACATTAAAAGAGAATATCACTGGGATTGATGCTCAATGGGCTAGTGAAACGCTGGCTAAAATTGATGCGTTTAAATATGACATGAAAGATGGGACGTTAGACAACCAGTATGGTTTCATGGCACAAGATTTTGAAAAGATGGGTCTAAGTAACTTGGTAACGACCGACAAAGAGGGTAACAAATCTTTGGATTATCGTGGTGTTGCTGTATTGCATCAAGCGGCTAGAAAGCACGACTTAAAAAGATTGGAAGCCCTTGAAATTCGTTTGGCTAGGGCGGGTTTATAATGCCGATACCTACCCCCGCATTTACTAGTGCGCATGTTAGAAGTGAATTGGGGCTTGCTACTGCATTTACATCCGCACAAGTAGGAGCGGGAATTGGATCTGGATCTGCATTTTTGTCTAGTGAGTTAGCAGGGTACTCTGCCATAACTGCAAACGTAGCAGTAATAACATTAACGACTTCAAGTTCGTGGGTCCCATCTGGCCAAAAAATATATACAACCTACCGTGGATATACGACATCTTACCGTGGTCACTCCACGAAAAGTGCCCCTACTAGGGGCGCAAGAAGTCCAACTACGTTTGGTGGATTTACTGTAGTAGGGTTGTATGCTATGGAAATCTTTGACGCACCTTATGCATTGACGCTTCAACTTGCTGGCGATCAAACAGGAATTATAAAGAAATTCGATAGTGTGTTAAGTACAGGAGGAGGTAAGACTGGGGCAACGCCTGTTATATACACTAACCCTAATAATGGGTTAATTAGCACATTATTAACTATAGGTACTATAACTACAAATGTATTATCTGGTTTTAAAGTAACACTGACTTATTATACATGAGGAAAAAATGGAACATTATTATAATGGTAGAGTAAGTCTCGCCACCGTAGAAATTGCACCAAATAGTGAATATACAATGGTAAAGGGTCTTGTACCCAATAGAGAGCATGGTGTTTACGCGCGTAACGTATGCAATGGCGTTGTATCGGGAGAAGTAACACTAGAAGCAATTGTATTGGATGATGTGTACGAGGAAACTGTATCCACTACTTCTATCAACAATAATGCGTATTACGGGATAATAAAATTAGAAAATAAAACAAATAACCCTGTGACGTTCTTTTGTTTTTGTTACCCACCTGAATTATGCGTAAGTAAAACTACAAATGTAGATCCAATACGCGCTAAGAAAGGGGACGTAATTAATTTACCTACTAGTGGTTGGGTAAGTATATTATCCGGCGAAGCTGAAATTGTGGGCGGGCATAGCTTAGAAAAATCAGAACTTGTAAGAATTACCAACAACACAACATCCATAAAAGTTAATGAAGATTGTGTGATTGCGTATTTAGGTGAGGGTGTTGAATACTATGAAGCAATAGATCCTGTTGTATTTCATGGAAGGAGTTTAAGACGTTGATGCATTTAATGTGGAGATTGCCTCCCCTGGTTGCTTTTCTTCTTATTATGTTTAATTTTAGCGCTATGACATTTTGGCCCGTGTACTTTGGTTTGATTGCAGGTTTCTTCTGGGTGGATACATGTGGCCATCGTTATGCGGGCCATTTAGACTTGAATCCTTCGTTAATTACGCATCATATACTATGGTTTATTGCGAGTTGTTGGCAGGTTGGTTGTCCATTAACTTGGCGCGTTCAGCATATGAGACATCATAAGTTTTCTGGTAAAGAAGGGGACCCGCATAATGCTGAAGAGCTTGATTGGCGCGTGTGCTTTATTGCACCGTTTAGATTGGACGTACGATCCGATGCTCACTACCTAAAGCCTATGCTAAAAGATAAACTCAAGTGGAATTTCTGGTCAACGTATAAATATTATTTTACTGTACTATGCCCTATTGTTTTATTTTTATTATTTGGTATGAGTGCTGTATTGTATCTATGGGCAGTGCCTATAATTGCAGTACATTTATACCAGTCTGTATTGTCTGTTTATATATCCCATAAGTTTGGGTATAAGCATTACGATAATGATGCAACTAATTGCCTAATGTTTTGGCCATTGTTGTTCGGAAGTGTGTATCACAATAATCACCACAAGCGAGCTAAAGGGAACCAGGCACATAAATGGTATGAGTTTGACCCTGCTTACTACATATATAAATTAATCAATAAACTATAAGGTAACTCGCATAAACCGCCTCTAAATTATATTATTAGCATCACTAATATAGTTGGGGGTGGGGCATGAGGAATTGGTTTGAGGAGCATTTAACTAAGCAGACCATCTTACCTTGGATTGTGTTCTATCTGGCGCGCGATTACCTAGTGAATGTCCTCCACGGTGTGGATATTTTGGCTAATTGCGCGTTGTTCGGTAACCGTGGCGAGACCATCTCTGGGAGAGCGGGGCGGGGCAAGGTCCGAGGATCTAGGTTCTGGGCCCTAGTTGCATTCCCTATTGATACGCTGTTCTACCTGATCGGGATGGATAAGCGGGGTCACCACTGCACCAAAACAGCGTATGACGAGATGTACAAATCCACACTCACTCCGATGACTTACCACGAATTCTTAATGGGCAGATCCAAATATGCAAAAAATTAATTTCACCTGGGACTTAGCCATTGGCCATGTTATCCAGATCGCTACGTTAATCGTGGCAATCTTTGGGGTGTACATGGGTTTAATTAGCTCAATCAGCGAAAACTCAAAAGAGATCGAAATAAATAAGCTGAGTATTATGTCGGTGAAAGAGGAAGTTGGGCTGCGTAATAGATTATTGGCGGAAGACCTAAAAGAAGTGAAAGGGGATCTGAACTGGTTAGTAAAGAGAGAAGTAGAAAAGGTGCTGCCATGAATGTAATTCAATTCCGAGATGAAGTCTTGGTCCCCGTGCTGAAAGAGTTTGATGACTACAACTTCTATTCCCAAAGTGCGGTGAACATACTAATGGGCACAGTGGCGGCAGAAAGCTCAGGGAGCCATTTCGCTGAGTACGTGCAGCAAATAAGGGGCCCTGCGGTATCGATTTTTCAGATTGAACCCGCGACACTAAAAGACATTGAAGAAAATTACTTAAAATATCGCCCAGGGTTAAAAGCACGCATTGCGGCTTATATAGCAGAGTCGGAGCCTTTGGAGCAGCAGGTAAAATGGAATATGGCGCTGGCAATTATTATGGCCCGTTTGCATTATCGCCGTGTGCCAAAACCGCTCCCCCACCATGAAGACGTGGAAGGGTTAGCTGCGTATTACAAAGAACATTACAACACAGTCTATGGCAAATCGAGTACGGAAAAATTCATCGCACTTTATGACGAACATGTCGGAGATGCCGCACTGTGATTACATTTGATCGGTTTTCTGGGATGGCCCCGTCGATTGACCCCTATAAATTAGGGAATTCCATCGCGCAGGTAGCAAAAAATTGCCATTTCGATGATGGCACCCTATCACCGATCCCAGCCCCGAGAGTGCTGAGTGGTCATACGGTCCCGACGTCAAATACTCGATCCCTTTATCCTTATGCCGCTGACTTCGTGTATTCGGAGGTGGACACAAAATATTTGGAATCGCCGGTTTCAAATGACGTATGGGACCGATTGTATTTTATCGGCGCAGATGGCCCTCGCTATTATGCGAATGGTTCCACCGTTACATCTTACGCGTTAGGGTTGCCAAGACCGGAAGTTTTATCTTTCGGGGCAATCTCTACAGGGGATTCGTCGGATTATTTAGCCAAACATTTGCGCTCATACGTTGTGGCGCTGGTGGATGATTACGGGCATGTTGGCCCGACATCTTTGCCCGCAGTACGGAGCGAAGATTTTTACGAGGATGCTTCAGTTGTATTAAATATGCCCGCGGTGCCCACAGGTAATTATGCCATTACGGGTAATGCTAAATGGCGTGTGTATCGTTCGAACTTTTCGAGCACTGGCATAGGCGTTTATCAATTTTTGGGTGACGTTCCCGTAGGGAATGGCACATTCACAGACACACTTAATTCGAGTGATCTACAAGAAGCGGCGGTAAGTGAATTATGGGTAGCACCACCGAGTGGCTTGAAGGGGTTTTTGGCATTATCGGGGGGATTTTTTGCGGGATTCGAGGGTAACACCGTTTATCTATCGGAGCCGTACTTGCCTCATGCATGGCCAACGCAACGCAGTTACACTGAAACGATCGTGGGACTTGCGGAAACATCCGTAGGGCTGTTGGTTTTGACAACTTCTAAACCGTATTTATTGGTGGGCACATCGCCTGCGAATATGATTCGGGTTGAAATTGAATCAGATCAAGCGTGTGTGAGCGCGGATTCTATCGTGGATATGGGGGATTACGTTTTGTATGCGAGCCCCGATGGGATTTGTATAGCATCGGGGAATACGATTAACCTGGCAACGCAGGATTTAATCAACAAAGAAGATTGGAATTATTTATATACCCCAACGGCTTTAAAAGCCTTTTCTCATGAAGGGCGGTACGTTACAAATAAATTTATTTTTGATCCACGCGGAGGGTTAAACGCGTTAGTGGAATCAGAGTTAAACTTTTTCGGTTTCTATCGGGATGAGGAAAAAGATGAGGTTTATTTTCTTGATGGTAGCGGGGATTTATTAGAGTACGCCCCTGTGGGGGGGACAACTTACATGGGTGGGGGCTATGAATATCTAACTCGAGTGGAAGAATATTTGGCGCCTGTGAATATGGGGGCCATTAGAATTACGATGGCAGCGGGCACGGTTGGGTGTGAGTTTGTTGTGTACGCAGATGAGGCCGAAGTGGCGCGCGGTACAGTAACGGAAGCAGGAAGTTTTAAATTACCCGCCGGATATAAAGCGAGGCATTGGCAAATGGAATTTAAAGGGGATGCCCCTTTGCGCGCAGTGATGCTTAACACATCATTTAATAAACGATTTAAGAAGACAGAATAATGGTGCAAGCAGTTCCACAAAACGTAGACCCCCAACTGCGGTTGTTCCTTCAATCTTTAGCCGAGCAGGTACAGGTTGGTTTAGGGCACCGCGGGGAAGGTGCGGATAAGAATGTAACTTGGGGGGATTTGGTTGAAGCAGATATAGCCAAATTTTTTCCATCTGTTGGGTTTGTTAACCCACTTTATGCCCCAGGGGAAGGCAGCGGTACGCCCCCATCAGTTGAGTACGCTGAGGTGGTAGGTAGCCTAGACAATTTCATGGTTACGTTTGCCCTTCCGAGCCAATCCTCTTCGGCATGGAGCCATCTAGAAATCTGGGGGTACGAGCACGATGGCATTGCCCCAACGATAAACAAAGCGGCTTTACTGGGTGTGAGTGCCACGGGGTTCTTTACTTACAATCCTGCCAGAGATGGCACTTCAGATTCATGGGTATTTTTCTTCCGCTACGCGAGGGGGAATGCATTTGGCCCATGGTATGACACCGCAGGCAGTATTGCCACCCGACCAGAATCACCAGAATCGTTCTTTAACTCGCGCATTCAGCACCTTGGTATGGGGGATTTGCCCGGCTTAGACTCGGATTTATCCGTTATATTTGGGGAAGCTTTGGTTGATGACCTAGGTAACCCTATTAGCCATGCTCAGTATTTGATCGATGTTAAATCCCAAGCATTGCAGGATGCAGCGGATGCAGCGGATGCAGCGAGTACAGATGCAGCTAATTCGGCTTCGGCTGCAGCTAATTCGGCTTCGGATGCATTAACTCAGGCTTCGGATGCAGCGGGTTCAGCTTCGAATGCAGTTAATCAGGCTTCGGATGCAGCGGGTTCAGCTTCGGATGCAGCTAATTCGGCTTCGGATGCAGCGGGTTCAGCTTCGAATGCAGCAACTCAGGCATCAAAATGGAGTAGTGCACTTGCCGATGTACTTAATACGGACGCGCCGGACGCGCCTTTTTTCGAGATGGCCTTATCCCAAATAAATGCAGAGGCAGAGGCTTCCGTACTTCAGAATGGTTTTGGGTTATTTGTGAATGCCTCTGCGGAAACGGTCTTTACAGTAGCCGCTGATAATTTTTGCCTATTTGACCCAGCCGGAACCACTTTAGTAGAGCAGTACCCGTTTTTTGTGAGTGGTGGGACCACTTACATTAAAAGTGCAATGATACAAGAAGCAACAATCACGGACCTAGTAACTGGGTCCTTGATCAGTGATAGAATTGTTGCGGGTAATGTTTCATTTGGCAGCGCGCAGATTGCGAATGGTGCAATAACTAATGCGAAGATTTCGGGTACTTTGCAGTCGGGTTCAGCTTCGGATGCAGCTAATACTGGGTGGAAGTTAGAGCAGAATGGGAAATTTTCGTGTGTAAACGGAGAGTTTAGAGGGGTTTTGTCAGCGGCTGTAGTGGAAAGTGGGATGCTAGTAAAACCATCTTTTTCCAATATGAAGGGGATTCCAACACTTAGAATTTTTTCTTTTTATGATGATTATAATCAGACTGGATATTTTAGTTACGATGTTGCTGGCTTTAGAGAAATAGGTGTCTGGTATGGGCCTGCAAGTGGTGATGGGGCGGGGACTGAGGGCAGTAACATTGTTAGTGAGGATGGCTTGCTAATTGTCAGTTTAGATTTGCATTATTTGAGGTACTCAGGAGAGCCTATCACCATGAGGATTGCTGATTTAGCTTTAGAAGTGGTCGATTTAAACAATGAGGTAGGAATTATCAAGCTCGATTCTTTTCTAGTTGGAGACACGTCTACCGTGGTTACATCTGCCAAGGCCGAGAAAATAAGACGATTTAGAGCTGGGACTGTTCCTTTGTTTGGTCAGGACGGGGTGATCGGAGGAACTTCTTATACGTCCCTAACTGGTTACTCGGGAGGCAAGTCTTTAAGTGAAATAAAAAAGGTATCTATTCAAATACGATCTTCGGATACCTCTGTAGATAAGCTTCGGCTTGGAAGGGCTGTTGGCAGCGTTACTTATAATAACTTATGAGTTTTATCAATTCCGAGCTCACATAATTAGCGGCCTCTCTTACTTTTCGCCCGTGCAGGATGACATATCCTTCATGGGCGTCTTTGTCTCCGGTACTGTGCCCTTGTAAAATCCGTTTCATTTTTTCAGTCAGTGCCATGTCTTCTAAAAGCGTTGCATGAGTTCTGCGTAAATCGACGCGGGTAATCCTGTACCCCATCAACTTCTCCAATTTCTTCCCATAATTACGTGCAGTTTCGCCAGATAGCGGTGCGGAGAGCGTCGCTGCGCAGAAAATGAAGGGCTTTTCCCTGCGGAATTCACACACCGCACCGAGTAATTCGGCTACTTTATCCGAAATGGGTAATACAGAGTCACGATCCCCACCGGTTTCTTTGTTCCAATAATAAATGCGTTTATCGTTGGCATCGTAATAGGGGTAAGTGATCCCTTCGGCATCAGCATCTTCGGTCGGCCTTGGTATGCCAGGAGAGGTTACTAAATCGGTAATAGTGTGGGCACGCAAACCGGTTAATAATAAAATGAGCGAGGAGTAACCATATAATTTTTGAGTGTAGTTATCCGACGCCATGAATTCAGAAATATAGCCGTACCACTTTTTTAAATCGGCTTCTTTGATTACCACTTTGCGACGTGGCGCTTTTACTTTTGCCCCCGCTTGCTTCAGCACTTTGCTGGGGGAATCGCGGGTGATAATTTTTTCCCCATCATCATCGCGGTAAGTTTCTGCAACAAAATTAAACAGTACGCTTAACGTTCTCTGGAAACATATCCCCGCCGATTTAGATTTTGTGGATTGCAGTTCTGCAAATCGATCCATGACCTGCGACCTAGACACTGACATCAATGGCCCATCCGCCAGCTCACCAAAATGTTGCACCCCCAACTTATAATCATCCAACGTGCCTTGGCTCAAAGAGCGGATGGCTTTCATCTTCTCCAGAGCTTCGTGGGCGGTGATGATCGCGGTCAGTTGGTGATTAGGCGTATCTTTAAGTAATCGCTTAGCAGCGTTCACTGAGTTGATCTCTTCGGCCCATGACCTAGCTTCTTCAATGGAGAACATCTTGTATTCCCCCAACGACTTTGAAATCTGTACGCCTTTTACTTTGCGGCGGTAAGCGTAGGTTTTCATGCCTTTAGGAGAAACGCGTAAGTGGAGCCCTGATGTTTTTGGGTCTTTGATCTCATAGCTACTGGCTTCGGCCTTAGCTCGAGATAGGTCTTTTCGGGTGAACTGCATCGGTAGTATTTTCGTATGGTATTTTTACACCGGAATTTACACCAAGCGACAAGAAAGGGCAATAAGAGCTGATAAAAGGATAATAAAGGGATGGGCTGGTTTAGTGCTCTAGCCCTTTAAATATGCTGGCTGTGGGCGATAATAAGCAATGCTAATAAAGCGTGATAAAAGGCAGGCATCCGATTTAGGTTCTAGTGCCGCGAGGCGTGAGAGTTCGAGTCTCTCCATCCGCACCATT